ACCGTGAGGTTTGCTGCACCGGTGATACCACGACCAGTGGTGTCATCATAGCTGCCGCTGTCATTATCGAAGACAATTGTTGCGGCATCCTTGAAGCGGCTCAGGGCAATCTGTTCCTTGAGGCGAGCCATTGCACGGCCAGCTGCACGAACGTGCAGACCGACGATGTCCCAAAGTGAGTCAGCGATAACTTCCTCGGTGAAAGCTAGCTTGACACCCTTCTTTGAGACCTTGCCCTCGATTTGCTTAGCAAATGCGAGTGCCTGCTCTGGGTACTCTTGACCCTCAGGGATTTCTGATGCCTGAATTGCATTCACAGCAGGGAACTCCAGAGAGCGTCCCTTACCTAGGCGCACTGTTGAAAGAAGCGGAGTAACAAGTAGTTGTGGCTCTGCTGCTTCCTTTAGGGTACGTGAAATAACCTTTGGGAAAAGAATTGCAGCATCTGGTGATGCAAATGCTTCCTTAATGGTTACTCTGTTACCTTCGTCGATATGTCCGTCCTCGGTTAGTGCTGACTCCCAAGCTGGGAGACCCGAGAGGAGCTCTTGGATTGTCTTACTCATCTTAGGACTATTCCTCCTGTGTTATTTCTTTTTTAGAGTGTGAGATTGACGCGGAATGCACCAATCACATTGTTGACATCCAGATTGGAACGAATGCCAAGCTTGCCTGAGAATGTGCCAGAGCGGGTAAGCTCAAACACGGTCTTCAGAGCACCTGGATCCGAAGGCAATTGCATGTAGGAAAGTAGGCCATCATCAAAGTTGGTGGCGAACTTCTCTACCTCTACTACCTTACCAACCTGGAGGTAAGAATAGACTGCATTCGAGCTAAAGAACTCGCTTGCAGCTGCCTTAACAGGACGGCCCATGTGGTCAGATCTAAGAACTGAACCAACGGTCACGTCTGCATTGATACCATCAACCATTGGGTACTCAACATAACCATGGGTGATGAAACCTGCGCCCTGTGAAGTGCCCTTGTCGAAGGGACGATACAGGTCGTACTGGGCAACGCCCACTGGAACTGATCTAGCGGTAACAACGACTGTGTCGGTTGCGCCAGATGAGTATGTTGGGGTTGCACCATCTAGTGGATCCCAAGATGATGGCATTGCATCACCCCAAGTGACGTTTGATGTCGAACCGTTAGCGGGAACGACTTCTGCGTCACCAGTGACAGAATTTGCCACGACTGAAAGAATGGTACCCTTTGGAATGACGATCTCAAAACGATCATCTTCGCTGTCTAGGTACCAAGTGGGAAGACCAGCTGCTGGGAGCAGATATGCTGCAGGGGCAACGCCCTCTGAAACAACGAACCTGCCTGCGCCAGTCTTTGTTCCTACCTTGCGAAATTTAGCTAAAGACATTTCTTATCTCCTTAAGGTTTTTTGTTAAAGCTTACGGCGACCCATAAGCGCATCTACGAAAAGCTGCTCTGCAGTGTGTTTTGGATCAGCTTTTTCTTCTGCGACATCGCTGTCAACGGTGATAACATTTTGCTCACCTTCAACAACTTCTGTCTCAGAAGTAATTTCTGGCATCTGTCCGGCGATTGATTTTGCCTTTGGCAGACGGGCCAGATCTCTCAGAGAATCAGCAAGTGAAGAAGCGGTGCGGTCTGCATGCTCCTCGATTGCCTTGTCTCTGTTATCGACTGATTCAATACCAACTGAGATCTTGGCATCCACGACTCTTTCAACAAGAGTTCTGTGAAGTGCTTTCTTCAGCTTAGCGTTCTCCTCCTCAAGTGCCTTTACTCTTGCGAGTACTTCAGAGTCATCGGACTCAGTGGCAGAAGTATCTTCCCCATTGAGTGAAACTTCATCAGTGGCGCTCTCGGTGGGCTCAACCTGAGACTCCTCAGGCTTCTCTTCTGGCTTTTCAGCTTCTTCAGAATCAACAGCTTTTTCGGCTTGTTCATCTGCCTTCTCTGAATTGTCAGACGAGATCTCTTCTGCAGATTCTTCAGATGTTTCTGAATTGTCTGCGACATCTTCTTTTGGCTCTTCCTGAGCCTCAACAGCTGCAGTTTCTTCGGCAGCTGATTCTGAAGCGATTGAAGACAGCTCTTTGCTGAGCTCTTCAGCTACAGCAAGAATGTCTTCTTGGTTATCAACATTCTCCATTTTTTCGTTCTCCTGAGACTCAGTTTTACTATTTATTTCTTCATCTGATAGTAATGAAGACTCATTGTATTTATAATTTTCGTTCTCCTGGACTGCCATTGCAGTCAAGAACGATCCTTTAAGGTGAAGATAAAGTGGTTTGGACTCTTTGGCTTTAAGGCCCTTGAGAACTGACTTCTTTTCCTTTACCGAAAAGATATCTTCCTCATCCATGCTAAGCACAAATGCAGAACTTCTAGCGACCCATCCGTCTGCAGAATCTGCAACTGGAACGCTACCATCAACAGTCTTTTTATTTCTTACGCCTGACTTTGAGTCAGCAGGCTGGTTGACAAATGAATACTCCTTGAAAGAAATATCCTGCATGTCAACAAAAGCCAGTTTACCCTTATAGACCTGGCCTCTTCTGAATTTTGGAAGCTTGGGCCTTCCATCTGTGCTCTCTGAGGCAAGATCCTCTCCAGAGATTGAGCAAATTGCCTTGCCAGCTCTTCCACCTACTGAACCTGTAAGGTATCTTTTATCTAGAACTTTTTCGATTGCAACTGGATCAGTTATTGCAACTTGTAGACGAATAAAAGAAGAGCCATCCTCTTCTTTGTCCATTTTTGCAGCCATTACTCTGCCGATTGGCTCAGAGTTTAAATCATGATTTAGAATGATTGGCTTTGGGTATGGCTCAACCCAAGACTGGAGCGACTTTTCAAGAGCCTCTGCAGAGTAATTATTATAGTTTGCGGTTAGACCGTTCGTGTATTGCTGCTAATTCAATTATTAGACCTTTTGAAGAAGCTGTTGACTCTGAAAAATTGAAATCTACTTCAGAAAAATCTGGCATTTCTACCGTGAAGGTTTCAACGAAATTAAAAGCCATTTATATCTCCATTTTTAAACTATATCTAGTATAGTAAATTTACTTTTCTGACATTAAACAATTTATATAAAGATATTAAATCTTTGCTAGGTTGTTCATGAGTTCTATGTGTCTTTTATCGCCATTCTCAAAAAAGTCTTTTAACATTTGAGGATGCATTATGTGCACTGCATAGATATATGAGGCGCTGTAGAGCTTTGTAAAGCCATTTTTTTGGGCTTCTGCGCACCAACCAAGATCTTCACCTTGCGCATGAAAAGCGTAGTCTACTTTATTATATAAATCCTTTGACATCATTTTAGCTGCCATGATTATATCAGACTTGAAATACGTACCTAGTGGATAGTCGCCAATTCTTCTTGCTCTTTTTCCTGGTTGATCTATCCAGCTCATTACGCTTGGAAATTTATCGTCAAATGGAGTCATGAACATCAGCGGGCTTACTGCATCTGCACCATCTTTTATATGAGAAGCAAGAAGTTCTATTGTCATTGGATTCTGAAGAAGAATGTCTGAATCTAGACTGAAGAAGAATTCAGGTTGATACTTTCTCACTTCTGACAACAACGTATTTCTCAAAGAAACCATGTTATGGTACTTTGACATTGTCCACTGTCTTGAGTTTTCAGCGTGTTCATGATGAGGAAGATCATCCCTAAAAACAATGTCAATCATCGGAATTTCCGGATGAACATTTTTCCAAAGATTTATATATCGAACTGTTTTTTCATCATTAGATGACGCAACAAAGATAAAACCAACTTTAGAAAGATCTATTATTTGTCTTTCTACGGCAGCGGCCCATGTGGGAAAAATCCAATCTCTTTTATAGATTGGACAGCCTATTATAAGTTTCATCACTCAGATGCTTTTGGTTCTTTCTTGACTGCTGGCTTTGTTTTTTCTGGTTCAGCTTCAACTTCCGTTGTTAAAACTTCCTGGAAGATCTCCATAAAAGCCTCGACAATGTCAGTAAGAATCTGAAGAGCAAGTCTTGACTGACCATTTTCAACTGCTGCCCTAAAACCTCTTACTGCATCTTCCTCTTGAAGATATTGCTTTGATACATCTGACAAAATCATGAATGACATTTTTTATTCCTTGTCTTGTGACGACATTTCGTTTTCTTCTACCTTCACATTATACTGCTCTTCGAGCAAACTTTCAACTGTTGTAATCCAATTTGGATCAGATCTTTTTATATTTGGAGTAGTGTTTCTGCCATTTTGATTTTGCGGCCTGGATGCATTTCCAGTGCCCCTTCTATTTGAGGGAAGATTTCTTTGGCCAGATCTTGCTGGTTCTTGTTTATCTCCAGTATCTCCGGCTGGCTGTTGGCTTGCCTGTGAAGCTTGCTGTTGCGCATCGATGAGGTCTTTTTGAATCGAACTTTGAATTCCACTGAATAGTTCGTTGACATCAACCTCTGGATCGATGCCGAATTCAGACCTAGCTTCCTTGAGTGAAATAACAGAGTTTACATATTTTTGTATAACGTGATTTTCTTTCTTTACCTGAGTATCAACATCAATTTCGGCAAACTTAAAGTAGCATCTATCAGAAATGTCTGATTCATAAGGATTCTTTACTGGATCAAATCCGCCTTCAAACAAAAGTTCGTTGAATATGTGCAGTCTAACCATCTCAGCAAACTGCTTTTGGAATTGCTTTATTCTGTCATAAAGAGCTGTATCAAGTCTTTCTGACATTGATCTATTTCCACCGTTCATGGTCATTCCAAGATGATGAGGAGCAAGACCTAGGCCAATTGCAACTCTTTCCTTAAAATGATTTACATATGCTGTTGCATCCAATGCTTGCTGTGCAGCACCGACGACTTCGACATTGTGCCTATATGGAAGAATCAAACCGCCTTCAGCTCTTAGATTTTCTATCTCTGCTGCGGCCTTGTCAATTTCCTCTGGCTCTGCTGGTTGATCTGCAGTTCCAATTATATATTTATACAGTGGAAAGAGTTCTCTGTGAACCAGGTTTTGGATATCTTCTTCCATCTGCCTAAGGGCAACAATGTCATCAAGTGCATTTGAAAGAAATGGAGTTCCAAAGGCTCGTCCTGGTTTTCTATCAAAGAAAAGGTGGATGACTCTTTCTGCTGACCAAACTGGATCTCTATCTGTTGGAGAATAAGTGAGTGGATCAGTTGCCTGTTGATATGATTTTGGTCTATTGTATTTATCTCTTAGAATTCTCACTTGCTCAGTTGGAATAAGATAATAACCTACAATTGGCTGTGTCGAATTTACTGGGACAAGACTTGAGGGAAAAAACTCTGAAAGATCTCCTCTTGCTTTGACCGCAAAAACATTGCCAAACTTAATGAGTTGATCAGATAGATCCATCAAGAAATCAAGAAATGGCCTCTTCATTGCCATTTCCATGTAGTCTATTCTCTGATACAGATAGGAAACAGCTTCTTGATTTTCGCCGGACTATTTTCCACCCTTCCTTCCAGAAGAGATCTTTATATTTTAATACAGCTTGCTTGACATATGAG